GACCTATCGTGATGCTGTGATGTTTGTGGACCAAGCGGCCGGCTTGAAGCGTGAATGGGTCTATGTTTGTGACGAGTGCTTGAAGCACATCTCACAGGAAGTGTATGTGAGGAGAGAATGACAACCATGAGGCGTTATCTCATCGCAGTGGAAGGCGATGTGAAGCCTCCCAGGACAAGTTCAGACCATCAGGAGCGTATGGCGCTGGCACAACGGGAAGCAGCACAGCTTTTTCAAGCATTCGTCCAAGCTACAGACATGCAACCAATCTATGATTTCGTGGAAGGTGATTTGTCAATCACGGACCCGTGTCCAAAGCTCGTGGTGTGGGCAACCTTGATGTGCTACGCCCACAGAACACCGGAGCAAGCATACATCGCTTTGATGAGAAGCGTACCAGGGCGCAATGTCAGGATGGGCTACATCGTCATGGATCACACAATGCCGTTCAAGGAAGTGTTCGATGAAGGAAGGTTGAGTGCACTTTTAGAGCAATAGTCAGGAGTTGCCCGGATAATTGCACAGTTTATTGTCGTTTAGGGTAGGTTCCGAGGGTGTAAAATGTGCATCGAGCAATATACGGTATTATGTAATAGATACAAGGAGTTAGACGTTGCCTACACTTGATGAAATACGCAACAGATTCCGGCCCATTTCGCACGCCAGAGTCAAGCTCCTCACAATGCTGAAACGTCGTGAACAAGCCATCCAAGCGGATTTGGATTCAGAGCGGACACGGTTGCTCAGCGTCATGAAGCAACGACAGTATGGTCCACAGGTGTTCATACCATTCGTTCAAGATGCTCTCAACAGGGCGGCTGAAGAGTTGATCTTTGAGCCGGCGGCGAAGCGCATTGCTGACGTGAACGCTGAGATTGATATGAGAGCGGCCGATGTCTTCAGCCACATCAAGCCACCGAGGTGTGAGACCAAAAGCATCGTGGCCAAAGACATCCAATTCCCAGGGCCCATCTTCGGTGGCGGGTTGGAGTTGGATGTGCACGAGGGCTCCACGCCACAAGTCTCAGTCAAGGTCAATGCACAAGCGAACAAGCGCGATGAAGGGCGTTTTACGTTGCTGGTGGACGGCTCACCGCTTGGTTACCTTGTGGGCACGTTGCGCGTTCATCCTGGCGTCCAAGAGGTTGCATCGTGGACTTGGCTCACGCCACCGCTAAGAGGCGGGCGACACACCTTCAACCTTGATATGAATTTAAGATACACATGGACGGTGTCCGTGGAACTACAGGTGGTGGTGCTATGAACATTGCTGCGGCTCGGGCCGGGAAGCTCTGGCCATGAAGAACCTATGGAGCTGTAATGTATGCGGTTTGATCTACACAGAGCCAAATTTAGGCTGCACGATGGACACCAATTGCAAAATGCCTATGTGTGGAGGCATGCTCATGATGGTGAACCTGCCCACAGACTTGAGCGGGCTCGAATGCTGTCCAACCACGCCCATACCTCCAGAAGTGATGTATCCAGTTGATCCCAATCCTTCAATGATTATCACGGTTTCAGGAGGATCACTTACAGAGCGTGCACTGGATAGTGTCAAGCTTTGGGTTGAAGCGCAACGTTCTGGACAAGGACAGGCCGTGCTTTTGCTGGAGGCAGAGCCAGCAGATCACTCCCAGGCCGTGCCGCCGAAGATTGACATTCATGCGTTCAATACGGGCGAGGTGAAGGTGGAGCACATCAAGGTACAGGAAGTTGAGATTGCCACTGGCCAGGTGATCAGCACAGGCACACTTGAAGAGATACGTGCAATGTTTAAGACTAAGAAATCAGGCGCTTAGCAATATGCTCAGTCAGCGATCACGTGAAGTTAAGGCTGATGTGCGACCAGGCCATCGACCAGACTGACAAATCAGCTTCGGTATCACCCACCTCACTGCTCAGGTAGGATAAAGTAATCCAAGGTAGGATGGAAACCAATCGCACGGTTTCACGGCACATAACACATTCCTTCGATCACGCTTAACTGTTTTGCTATTTCAGGGTATACTATATGCATCCACAGTCGGGACATTATGAAGATACCTGTTCAAATTCACGCAGCTCTGGTCACCTTTGGAGCATTGGACGACTTTGGAGCATTGGTCCATATGACCAATCGCGTGAGGAGTTTCGGCGAAGCACAGGCGCTGGTCGATCAATTCCAAGCATTCTTGGATTCACGCTACAAAAAGATGGCTCTGGAAGCCCATCCTGATCGCGGTGGCGATGAAGAGCAGATGAAAGCCATCAACGCGGCTCGCACAATTTTGAAATCGTTGAAGCCTGAGCCGATTCGACCCGTCACGCCATCCATCATCGTAAGGTTCTACAGCAGCCCTTCAGGCATGTGGAACACATCCACCACCACAACCGGTGCTTGGTAACGCATGGACACCGGTGCCGTTGAACCAACGGCGGCGACCCCACGCTCAATCAAATTCCTGAATTACTGTAAGGGCACAGGGCTGGCGCTCACCGCGTTGGCTGCCTTTGGCGCCACAGGACTTTCAATTTGGCTTGCCGTCAGACGGGCTCCAGAGCCTGTAGCCAAAGCGTCACATGTTGCTACAGACAAGACAATCAAGCAGTTGTCTTCAGACATCCAAAAGATTTATGATGAGCTTGGCCACACCCAAAAGCGTTGTACATGGAAGGTCAAAGCTCTGGAAAACAAGATGTCGTCATACCTTGGAGGATTCGCAGCAGGGTTGTCTTCAAGGCCGGCCACAACAGCTTCACGTCGACAAGAGACAGCGGTCAGGGAGCGGATATTGGAACGGATCATGGACAAGCCAGATGATCCACAACCACAGCAGCCGGCGTCAGGGAGCAAAAGACCACCGACACGGAAGCTGCCTTCAATGAAACAGCTGGAACAGAAGGCAGCGGAATGACCATAGCATTGTTGGTCTATCCGGACGGGAAAGCACACTTGCTGCTGAATAACGCAGAGCCGGAAGTGGAAGGCGGCTTGACAGAGTGCTTGATTGCCATGGCTGAATCATATCCTCCAGCGGCAGACGCAATATGTGACGCGGCTGGCGAGCTGATAGGGATTGAGGATATTGCTGAACGTCTGAAGGGCACAAGTGTGGCCCTTGATGCTTTGGCCAAAGACAGGAGATGAGATATGGCAGATGAAAAGAATGAGGGCGAAATATTGGGCACAATCGACAAGATCAAAGCCACACTGGCAGAGATGGAAGACGATGTGCGCAGGTTCCGTTCAGGACAGAAGGCGTGCGCAACACGCATTCGCAAAAGGCTCCAGTTGGTAAAGAACCTTGCCCACGAAGCGCGGAAAGAAGTGAGCGAGGTAATTCAGCAGCGTGGAGGATGGTGAGCTGAATTGTCTAGTTGGATTCCATATGTAGTGACAGCCGTATCATCGTTCATCAGCGTTCTGCTGGGGATGGTGGTATGGTTCGCCAAACGTGAATTGGCACAGAGTTCGGCCGATATGGCCAAGCTCAAAAGCAACATGGACGATGTGAATCAGTCCAGGGGCAAATGTCCGTCAGAGCTGAAGCTATGGGTCCAGCAAAACTTCGTCACAGCACAATCATTTGAACGTCAGGAAAAAGTGGTGCAGGAGAGTGTCTTGAACTTCAAGTCAACCTTGAAGCAAGTGGACACCAACTTAGCATTCCTGGTCAAGATGAATAGAGATGAGTGACACAAAAGAAGCAGAACTGTATCAAAGTGTGATAATGGGGTTTGAGTCCTTGACTCAATTGGCAGAGCGTGCTGTGTTGAAGTCACGTATGCTGATTGAGCGCGGCTATCGCAGGCGCAAAAAGTCGACTGGTGACGGATTCCCGGCGGTGGTGTCTTTGGTAAAGGCTCACCGAGTGAACGAGCAGGGGAGTGAAGAGGACACTGGCGTGTTCTTGATCAATGAGATCATGGGCCAAGGCGCACAAGGCAAAGTTGAAGATGGCGAAGAGCTTGCCTTGGAGTTCACAGGTCCAATGTCTCGGATTCCGTCAAACGGTCGCAGAGGCGGGCAAGGCGGGCGATAGCAGCCAAGGCCAATTCAGTTCGGGCTCTGTCCTCGAATGAGTTGTCCGGCGGACGTTTCAAACCCAGCACAATCGTGCCCAGCGTCAGCGCTGTACAGCCCAAGGTTTCAAGTTGGCGCGCAGACAACACGACCTTGGAATCAAAGTCCCCACAATCAGTCAGGATGGTTTTGCAAGCGGCCAAGATGCTCGCCACAGCCACATGTTCGTGATTCAGGTGCTCGTTGCTCATTTTGTTATCTCCTGAAAGACTCTACTGGGCCGACATCTTTTCAGAATTGCGGCTGAATTAGCATTTACCAGCCATTCCGCTACATCTTCTTTCGGAGCGACACATTTTGTGTCTATCAAAAGTATGAACGATTGGCCTGCTAACACATCCTTTCAAAAAAGGACTTTCCTTTCAAACATAACGTACATTAGAATACTGACATCGTGATAGAGTATGTCTCCCAACACAATTAGGAGGATTGAAAATGTCAGCTGTGATCAGCAAAACATTCGGCAAAGCCGGTGAAGGTTCCGCCAGCTCAAGTGGCAAGGCCAATCTCAGAAACGTCCTGGTCAGCATCGTGGATGATCTGGCGGCGGCCAAAACGTCCATCGCTACCCTGACGGCAAAGCTCGATGCCGATGCGGCCAACACCGCGTTGGACGACACCGACTATGCCGCCACCTGTGACATGGCTGCGCTCGGCACCTCATACGAAGCATAGGGAGGTGATCGATGACGGTTCCGGCTGAACTCAAGCTCAATCACGAGCTGCCCAGACTTCCTGTTTGGGGTACACACAGACGCAAGATCACCGCTGCCGACACGGTTCTGCCGCTGGAAGCGACGGCGGGCGTCAACGCCAAGGGTTGGGAGTCCATTTGGTTGGACATCCATTTCAAGGCGGCTGGAACCAAGACGGCCACCATCAGGCCAGTGTTTTGGAATCCGGCGGCTGTTCCTGATGGCGATGACTATTCAGGGGCATTTTTCGAGCAGGACGTCATCGCCGACATCCTTGTGGAAGCAGGTGATGCCGGGCACAAGGCCATCAAGGTGCAGCTCGATGAGCGCATTGCCTTCTTTAAGGTACATGCGCTGGGAGCAGGCGCTGAGGTCCACCTGATGGTAGCAGGCGCTGTCCAGACTCGGGTTCAATGAGCCTGACTGAAGACACCACCACCACCTCGCTCAAAGAGGTGCGCGACCGGTTCAAGCGCAAGAAGCGCGTGGCCAAGCCTCCTGACGTATCCAAAATCAGGAAGGTGATCGGATCATTCACCAAGGAGCAACTGGCCGGCAACATACTGGAAGCTGATGACGCATACAATGGTATGCTGAAGCAAGCTATCCTGGCCGGGCGAATTGACATCCTGGCTACGCACGTGTTGGGGTTGGAGTGTACAGACCTCCACCGTCAACTGTTGGCCTACCAGCAGCACCACCCGCAAAGCCTTCAGCTGGTATTTCGAGGCGCGGGCAAGACCACGATTCTGTCTGTCGCCAAGGGCATCTGGTACATTTGCAAGAATCCTGACCTGCGAATCCTGATCACATCCAGAACGTATGATCAGGCCAAGTCCATTCTGAAAGAAATCAAGCACCACCTCATGTTCAATGAGCAGCTCATCACTTTGTTCGGTGAGTTTGCCCCAACGAACATGAATGATCCATCCGTTGTCTGGAATGAGCGCGAAATCAACGTGCTCCAACGGAAGCACCACACGAAGGAATCCAACTTCACGGCACTCGGTTCCGAGGGCGCGGTGGTCGGCAAGCACTATGATGTAGAGCTGGTCGATGACTTGGTGGACGAGGAAAACAGCCGCACAGCGATGCTTCGTGATCGCATCAACAAGTTCTACTACAAGACTCTGGACCCTTGTCTTGAGCCGCCAGATGACGTGGAGCACAGAGGTGAGCGACACATCATCGGTACGCGGTATCATCCTGAGGACCTGTATGGGCACCTCAAGGACAAGGAGCTGAAAGACCACACCCAGGTCATTCCGGCGCTGACTCAAATCGATGAGACTGAAGATGGCCATCCGGTGTACGTCACTCCATGGTCTGAGAAGTTCAGCATCGAGTTCTTTTTGAAGAAGCGCAAGGACCAAGGGCCGGCCATCTTTGATTCACAGTACCAATGTGACATCGAAACGATGCGCGGCGAGGTGTTCAAGCCTGAGTGGTTCGATCATGAAGACATCTTCTATGACACCATCCCGGCTGACGCCCATATCTGGACGGCCAATGACCTTGCGATCAGCACCAAGAAAACAGCTGACAAATTCGCAAGTGTGACCATAGCGAGGCACAAAGACCTCGTGTACCTGGTTGACTTCGTTTGGGGCCGATTTGGCTTCAATGAGCAGGCCGTCATCATTGGCGAGCGGTTCTTGGAGCAGGACCCGATCAGGACCGGCGTTGAAGCAGTAGCATATCAGGCGGCCCAGCTCCAGAATCTCAAGGACAAGTATCCTGTCATCAATGGCAGGGTTGTTCCCATATACACGAAGCTGGACAAGCTCACCAGAGCTTGGAAGCTCACGTCCATTTTTGAATCCAAGTTGGTGCGCATCAGTCGCTCACATAAGCAGTTCATCGATCACATGGTGGCCTTCAGGGAAGGCAGCGAGGATGATCTGTTCGATGCGTTTGAAATGGCGGTAACGCTTTCAACACGTGGCGTCAAGAAACGGCGCGAAAAGGAACCAGGGTTATTCTGATGGCAAAGCAAATCGAGAGAATGACGGCGTACATCGAAGGCAATTCAACCGAGTGGCTCACCATGAAGTGCGTCTACACGGTCAACGACAGCGATGATACCGCCATGAGAAAAAACGGCGAAGTGGCCGTGGAGTTGGACCCGGCCAGAACTGAGGCCGGCATTCACGCAGCCGTCAAGGCGGCTGTCGAGTCCGCAGAGGGCATTTAACCATGTCCACCGAAGGCAGCCCTGAAATAAGGGTGGTTGAAGCTGGTCCAGCCACGGCGGCCGATGCAGGCCGAATGGTGGGGCGAGTCCAAATCATCAAGGCCGACAAGGATGCCATTGATCGACCCGGCGAGTCCAAGCAAGTTGAGGACCCGTTTGAGGACATGTATGGCGAGGGCGCTGCTGCCGGAATCGTGAGGCCACCCGTCAACCTTCTGGAGCTATCCACGCTCTGGGAGAACAACACGGTGTTGGGACAATGCATCGCTGCGATGGAAGTGAACTGTGATGGCCTTGGCCACAGGTTTGTTCCGCGCATCAAGGTTGAAAAGCTGGATGCCAAGGCCAAGGCTCAGATGGAAGTTGAGGAGATCATCCTTGACAACTTCTTCAACTATGCCTCGGTGGAAGACCCAGAGTTGGCCTTCACCGATTTGCGCATGCGCAAGCGGCGTGATCAGGAAGCAACTGGCGGCGCTTGGTGGGAGGTTCTGAGGAATCCGGCCGGCGAGTTGATGGGCTTCAATGTGATCCCTTCACACACATGCCGCTGGTCCAAGTATTCTGATCCGATTGAGACGCAGCAAAACCTGCTCTTCAAGGTTGCAGGTGGCGGACTCAAGTGGAAGACCAGGACCGTGTACAAGCGGTTCAGGAAGATGGCGCAGATCAGAGCCCACAAAGTCGTGTGGTTCAAATACTTCGGCGACCCCAGGATCATCGACAGCAGGGATGGCGAAGTCAAAGATGAGTCCTTGGAAAAGGGGCACCGCGCCAATGAGTGCATCTACTTCCCTTGCGTCTGGGCTCCACGATCACCATATGCGCTTCCACGCTACATCGGCAACTTGTTTTCGGTGTATGGATCACGCTCATCTGAAGAAATCAACTATTTCACTTTTGAAAACAACAACATCCCGAGCATGGCCATCTTGGTCAGCAACGGGATGCTCACTGACGGCTCCATCGGGCGCGTCAAGGAGTTCGTTGAATCACATATCGCTGGGAAGAAAAATTACAGCCAATTCCTGATTCTGGAATCCGAGCCTGTGGGCGAGGGTGTGGCGAATCCCGGCACAATGAAGCTTGAGATCAAGCCGCTGACTGACGTCCAGCATAAGGATGAATTGTTCCAGCAGTATGATCTCAACAACCGGAAGAAAATCAAAGGGGCGTTCAGACTGCCCCCAATTTTTACTGGCTCCACCGAGGATTACAATCGGGCAACGGCACAAGTAGCAAAAGTGTTGACAGACGAACAGGTGTTCAATCCTGAGCGTTCAACGTTCGACAATTTCATGAACAGGGTGATCTTGCCCGACCTCGGTGTGGTCTATTGGCAATTCAAGTCCAATACACCTGACACGACTGATAATGAAACGCTGGTCAAGCTTATGGCAGCTGCTGAGAAAGCAGGCGGAATGACGCCAGCAATCGCACGTGAGGTAATGTCTGACGTGTTCAGTCGTGATCTGGGCGAGGTTACTGGTTTGGACCCGAACATCCCATTCAGCGTCCAGCTTGCCACAGCCATGAAGAATGCCGGCAATCCGGCGGCGGCTCTGAGCTCAACGCCAGGAGAGGGTGTTACCAAAGCTGATCTCAGCCCTGTTGAGAAGGTTGAGAAGCTCGTGGAGATGCGCACATCGCTGGAAGCGGTGTACAAGTCTGCATATGACAAGATGTGGGACGGGCTCCACGAAGCTTGGCCTGATGAGGATGAGGACAGCTCTGATGGCGAGGGCGGATCAGGCGAGGCAATAGCAGAATGAATCACGACCTTCAAATATGTGATCACGCCTGCGGTTGTGCCACTATGGCCGACCACATGCTGGTCCAAGTTCTGAAGGTTGGTCCGAAGTCTGCCATGGAAGCATACGTGGTGGACCTTCAGCGCGTGTTGACCACCCGGTTCAACGGCCGGGCGGGCGCGGCGGTGAGAAAAGCGTTGAAAGGCATCAGTGGCACGACCAAATTCACTGAAGCTGATCTGACGCGACTCATGGCCGGTCTGGAAAAAGAGTTGGGCGCACCGATGGCCGCAGCTATGGCACCGGAAATTGAGACAGCAGTAGCGGCAATGTACGCAGCTGCCAAATCCGGAGCAGCAAAGACGTTGGGCCTGAAGACAAGCCTCAATCTGGTTGACAAGCGCACGCAGAAGTGGTTGGGCAAGAGCTATCAGTGGTACATCAAGGACTTCCACCAGAAGCATCTGTCCAGCCAAATCACGGAAGCTGTCCGCAAGACGGTGATCGAACAGGGATTGCCAAGACGGGCAGCAGCCAAGGAGATTGAAGGACACCTCAACCGAGTCTATGGCTTGGGCACAGGTTCCAAAGCGCCAGTCAAGGTGCCGGGCATTTTCACACACCGGCCGGAACAGTACTGGGGCGGACTCTCCAATCACGCCGCAACAACGGCGCGTGTGTTCGCTGATCTGGAAAGCATGCAAGAAGCGGACATCCAAAGGTACAGGATCAGCGCTGTGATGGATAGGCGCACCTGTGCCATATGTAAGTCCATGGACGGTAAAGAGTTCACCGTGGAACAAGGCGCGGCCCAACGTGACAGAGTGCTGTCGGCAAAATCGCCTGAACAGTACAAGTCTGTTGCGGGATGGCAAGGCGTCAAGGGAGCGTTGAGCGTGATCGGCCGTGGACGTGGAGCAATGGCAGAAGCCGGGATGGCCCTGCCCACATATCATTACTTATGCCGGTGCACGATTGATGCCGTGTAAGGGGTGAAAACGATGCGAAGACTACGCAGCGAAGTGAAGGCAATGATGGAAGCACAGAAGACAACTGTGGAGAAGGCAGCTATCAACACGCCCATTCTCAATGACGGGAAGGATTGGGCCAACGCGGCATTCCAACACCTCCAGGCGGCCGGCATCTACGCCAACTGGGATGAGAAGAGCGCCACACAGAGAAGTGATGCTGTCCAAGAACACCTGGCGATGTTTGCCAATCAAGTGATGCCGGACCCGAATTGGGTGGCAGATGCTGCTGAGTGGTTCAAGAGCAACAACCACATGGAAGCAGTTTCGTTCATGAAAGACCTCGGGACGGTGGCACCGCCAATTCCAGCTTCATTGGCGGACGGGACTGTGGATGTGACGGACCTGTCCACGGTTGAAGATGCGAATCGGAAGCCGTCATGGAAAAAGACTTGCATGGCATCAGGTTGCAAGGAAAAGGCCACCACAGGACTCGTTTGGGCCGGCGGCCGGGCGGTTGTTCCGGTTTGCGAGTCACACAAGAGCTGGGCGCAGGAAGCAGTTGCCAAGAATGGGCAGCTGGCCGAAGTGGTAGGATTCAAGGAGTGGCCACCCGAGTGGGCCAAGAAGAACAAGATGCTGGAGGCGGCGGGCGTTGACGAGGTTCTGGAAGGGCTGGCCGATGAGGAGATGCAAGCCCTGACCAAAGCCATGGCGACTGAATGGGATCAATCTGATCCTGAGGAGCGCGATGAGGAGTTTCTCAACGCGGCTACTTACATGGTGACCAAGTCATCTGAGCGCGACATCGAGTTGGAGTTGCCAGACAGTCTTTTGATGGCCATGGCCAGCTCAGTTGAAGATGTGCTCAAGCAAGCTCCAAACGTCAGGGACGTTTTGGAGTCACGCATCCACGAGAGCTTCACAAGGACAGCCGACAGGCTTCTGACGTGGGGAGTTCTGACGCGCAAGGAGCGTATTGCGTTGTCTGGAATGATAGGCAGTACTCTGAAGACGTTTGGCGATCAAATCCCTGCTGATCTGTCCAAACGGGCCGTTGAGGCCAAACATCTTGAGAGTATTGTCAAGGCGACCACAACGATTCAAACGATCATCTTCGACAAGTCCAAGTTCAAGAAGGGCGAAGCGACCAAGTGGGCCGTCGAGCACAACTTCAAGGACAACAAGGTTGATGAGACGGGCTCTTCATTCAGACTCAGACAGAAGGAGCCAGGCCTGTTCAAGACAGGTTCATTCCGTACCATCTCATTGACTGACGGAGTCAAGGCTGTGATCGGCGTGATGAAGACCACGAAGTCAATCACGACGGCGGCCGGCGGGAAGGCCAACCCAGCGACTTCAGGAGAGTCATTCATGGACGGCATCCCCAAGACGGCGCCAACGCACATCGCCAAGGACTGTAGCATGGACCCATACATGGTCGAGCAGACCGGGACCATCACACGGCGGTTTGTGGTTCAACGCCACTTCCAGGACGTTTGGTCACCGGCCGAGCAAGCCGAGATCAAAGCGGCGCTTGCCGCTGTCGATAAGACCAGCCCTGCTGGCCAGGTAACGTTGGACGCTGTATGGTCCCAGTACAAACTACACAGGCTCACCGCCTCACTGAAGAGCATCCAGAGGGAAGTTCGGTTGGCTGGTTGCGAGCCAAACAAGATTCTGGAAGCCGTGGCCAAGTTCATGGACACCTCTGTGCCGGACCTGTCCGAGTTGGGCGATGCTATGCCCAATATCGTGAACATCGGTTCCGTACACGTGGACCTGAGGATGGAGACACCGGCCGGCGACCTCGTGGGATGGTCTCTGGACACGCCAGGGTTGGTGGTACAAACCTTGAACGGGAAGTTGCTGCCCATCCGGCGGGACCAGTTCAATCAATATGAGGAAGGCGATTCAATCACCGCGCTGAAGAAAACCAAGCACAACATCGCTTGGTTGGATGTGGCGACCTCAGACAGCCCAGTGTTTTATCCGGAGACACACACCGGCGAGGCGTCTGAGTTCAGGCTGGTGGATGAAGGTGTCGTGATCTACGGTTGTCAGAAAACCGAGTTTCATGAATACTTCCTGTTTTTCAAAAAGAACAAGGACATGAGTGGACGTTGGGTGTCCAGGCTGCGTTATGATTCTGCCGATTCACCGGCTGATCAGCAGTTCTGGCGGATGTGGAAGCCGACATACAACCAGCGTCCATATATCATGAGCAGTTCAGAACAATACGAAACTGAGTTGGCGAACGCTGAAGGCACTCAGTTGGTCTGGAACATCGACACACTCGATGCTCTGGACGCTATCGGTTTCAAGTACGAAGATGACGACCAAGGAAAGGTCGCCAAGGCGGCGCAAATTGTTGATGATGATGAGACGGTCGTGCCCATCATCGTTGAGAAGGCGGCAGCCGTTGAAGAGCGGATGGTGTATGGGGTTGTGTTGGAACCAGAGGCAGTAGATGCACATGGAGAGGTGATCGACAAGGCCACGATCAAGCGTGCCGCCCACCTGTACATGGAATTTTACCAGCAGAAGGGTTTTCAACACGGCAAATCAGGACGTTATCCACAGTTCCCAAAAGGTCTGAGGATAATGGAAAGCTACATCGCACCTGTGAATATGACCGTCAACGGAAAGCGTGTGCGGGCTGGTTCATGGGTCATGGCGATGAGGGTTGATCACGACGGTCTGTGGGAAGACATCAAGACTGGCCGTGTAACCGGATTCTCCATCGGCGGCATCGCCAGGGTGATCCAAGAAACGAGGATAGCAGCATGATAAAGCGACTTGTAGACCTGCTCGTGAGATCAGTTGACCTGGTTGATTCCCCAGCGAACCAGCGACCGTTTTTGGTCGTGAAAGATAAACTTGGCGCCAAGCCGAGCAAACCAGATGAGCCGGCGGCCAAGTTGCTGTCACCGGACATCAAGTTGACCACACCGGTCACCAAGCAACAGGAGGTTGTAAAAATGGATACTCTGAGCATCGGCAAAGACCAAGCCGCAGAAGCGGCGGTCAACGCACAGCTCGGTGGCGGCAAGCCCGAAGTGAACGCAGCAGCCACCACCGAAACAACGGCAGTCACGACCCAGGTTGAGAAAGCAACGGGCGGCGCCAAGCCGACCGAAGCGGCCGCAACCGAAGTCAAGACGCCAACCACTCCCGAGCTGCCTCAGGAAGTCACCAAGGCTTTGGAAAACGCCAAAGCGCTGTTCGGTGACCGAGATGCGCTCATGGAAGTGGTCAACAAGGCGGTGTTGGAGGCAGTCTCCAAGGCACTTCCGCAGCCCAAGGGTGACGATGCCCTGGCGCGGGCCACCGAGATCACGAAGGCACTTCAAGGCGCTGAGGGACTGCCCGATGGCCTGAAGGATGCGGTCACCACGATCACCAACCTGCTCGCCACCGCCCAGGGCCAGCCGGTTGAAAAGGCTGCTCCGGCAGCTGCCACGACCACCAACCCGGTGGAGGTGGAGAAAGCGGGCGCGGCTCTCAGCGCGAAGCGCAAGAGCCAACTCACTTCGGCCATCGCCAGCCTCAGTTCGGCGATGAAGGTGCTGAAGGAAGCCATGGGCGACAAGAAGATGCCCTGGATGAAGTCCGAAAAGGATGAGGGCGGCGAAGGCACCGTCACCCCCACCACTGACCCTGTGGCGCCTGTCGTTGACGCGGCGGCTGCTGTGGAGTCCGTGATCGCAACTGCCACGACCACCGAGCCTGACGCCACCGATGACGAGATCAACGCCATCAAAGAGGTGACCAAGGCTGTCGGCGAGATCACCGCTGGTCTGAAGGCCATCGGCGAGCGAGTGGCAAAGGTGGAGGGCACCGTTCAAGTTTCCAAGTCTGCCGGTGACGGCTCGGGCGAGGGCGACGCGAGCGGCGGCACCAAGGGTTCTTTCTGGTCTGGCGTGGTGTAAACCATCCAGCTGTAACCGTGCATGAGCACAAAACAACATAACCCAACTCTTTGAGTTGACAAACTAAGTGGAGGTATTATCATGGCACCTCAAGTGTCGAACGCACAGCTGGTAGAGAAGGCGGTCATCACCGCTGACGCCATCGCTGCCCAAGGCAAAATGAATCCCGAGCAGGCTGACAAGTTCATTGACTACGTCTTTGACGAGACAATGATGCGCAACAACGCTCGCACCATCAAGTTCAAGCCCGAACAGCTGAACATCGACAAAATCGGTGTTGGCGGGCGCGTTGCCGTTGCGGCGACGGAAGCTGCTGATCCAGGTCTGCGCCGTGGCGTGACCACGTCCAAAGTCAGCCTCCAGCCGGCTGAGGTCATGGTTCCGTTCGAGATCAGCGACACCTTCAGCGAGATCAACGTTGAGGGGATGAGCGTGGAAGACCACATCGTGAAGATGATGGCCACTGTCTTCGCCAACGACCTGGAGGAATACTACATCAACGGCAACGTCCTGGGACCGGCCATCTTGGAGTCCATCTACAAGGACGGCGGAAGCGACAGCCAGTATGTCAAGGATGCCTTCATGGGCCTGGGCGATGGTTGGTTGCGCAAGGGCGAGTCCGGCAACCGGGTGAACATCGCCAATGAGAACGTGAACAGCACCATCTTCAGCCGTATGCTGAACGCGATGCCGAACAAGTTCAAGCGTGATCGTGGCCGTCTGCGTTTCTTCTGTGCTCCCGAGCTGGAGCAGAACTACCGTGAGAAGGTTGCGAGCAGAGCGACTGCCAAGGGCGACAGCGCCATCAGCAGCTCTCAGCCCCTCAGCCCCTATGGCGTGCCCCTGATCCCGGTTCCGCTCCTGTCCTTGGAGCCCACCGTGGTCCAGCACGTGGTCATGAACACGGACGGCACCACGCCCAGCGCGTTGCTGTACAAGCCCGTGACCAATGTCGTGGTCCTGCCGACAGCGCTTGGCAAGACTCCGACCACGCCATACGTCCTCAACACCGATTACTCGGTGGATGAGGCCAACGGCACCGTCACCCGTATCGGTGGCGCCATCGGTTCCGGTGCGACCGTCAAGGTCACGTACCAGAGCAAGGCTCGCATCATCCTCACCCACTGGCAGAATTTCATCGTGGGCGTGGGTCGCGACATCCGCATCGAGAAAGCTCGTGACATCTTCAAGCGCGTCAACCAGTACGCGATCACCGCCAAGGTGGCTGTGGCCGTGGAAGAGGACACCGCGCTGGTCGATGGCTACAACGTCGGGACGGCTCTGAGCTAGGCCAACACATGTTCTAATCAGTCTGGCCGGGCGGTTTGACATCGTCCGGCTAGACTGATACCATGTAAAGGCAGTAAACTATACATAAGTATCAGGAGGAACTGAGATGGCGAATTTGAAAAAGAAGGCAGCGCCTCAGAAAAAGGTAGTGGCGGATGCTGCTACCAAGCCAGAGGCGGCCGAAAAGACATCTTCAGCTCCAACTCCGACAGAGCCGGTTGTAGCAGCAGTCGTGGAACCAGCACCAGAGGTTAAGGTTGAAAAACCGAAAGCCATCGTGCCGGCACCACCTCCTGCACCGGTTGAGGATGACGAAGTTGAAGGTGAAGATTTCTCAATGTTGGGTGGAGCGAAATCAGCACAGGTCATTTTGCACACGGGCGCTCAGAACACTGTTATGGGCCAGACCTTTCGGCGCAATGTTCCTGTGATGGTGACAGGGCTCAAGCTCATGAAGGAGCTGTACCTGGACGGTAGTTTTCACGTCCAGTTGAATAAATAAGCCTGCGTCCACAAGCGTCATTGCACTTGGGACAAGGGACTTGACAAACGAGGTGAGACGATGTACCAGGCACGTCTAATAAGCGGTGTGCCGCTTCAAATTCAGGTACCAGGAGACATCGAGCGTTCCAAGGACGGCTCGCTGTATCTTCAGATGGACAACCCCATCGAGATCACTGATGATGAAGCGGATCACATCCGTAGGCAGATGGAGAATCCAAAATCAGGGCTCGGCAGCTTCAGAATTGTCCTGGAAGAAATCAAGACTGATGAAGCCGTGACCACAGCAGTTGAAACCAAGGAACCAATCGCCGCAGTTCACATCGAGCCGGAAGTGGTTGACGCAGACCCAGCGCCTGAGCTGGAGCCTGTGACAAAGCCGGAAGGTGTTGAGGCAACAAAGCCAAAAGGCAAAGCCACCAAGCGCAGGCGCAAGGGTTGAATGAGTTTACTTGGCCAACAGAGGGCACAAAGCTCATGCTCAAGGTACATACCTCAGACGGACAAACCATGTCCTTTGAGTTGCGCGATGCCGAACAAAGGGCAGAGTGGGATTCATTGAGTGCCAGCGACTCGTTTCAACAGCGCATCACCGGCATAGCGTTGTTACACAACAAGACGCTACACACATTCCCACTGCCAAAGAAGTTCAGGCAACGGCGATTCAGCGCGGGACTCCTGGTCACAGAAGGCAAGGACAATCCCAAGCAATTGGGCGAACAAGTAGTGTGTCAGGCGGACAACATCCGTATGACCATCACGGCATATTACACCAGGACGCCCAAGATGATCAGGTATGACGTGGTGAAGACAGGGTATCAACGCCACGTAGGACGGGTTTGAAGTTTGATCTAACCACAAGGAGACATGAGCATGGCCAACACGTACATCAGAACTGAAAGAGTCCGCACCCCAGGGAGCGGTATCCAAGATAACCTTTCACCCCCAGATCACGACGCCAACGCGGTTGATTTGCTGGACACCATCGGGTACATCTGCTCCCAAATCGCAGACATCACCGGAGAAACCACTTGGGAGGCTGCCCCTGACGATACCATCGTCAACCTGGCGGCACGTACCAATTTCGCTGACAAGCTTGCTCTGAGGCGTGTCGACCTGTTGACCGACATCACGGTCACTGCCGCTCAGAACTGGATGCAGCTGGTCGTTGCGAGTCAGCATGTTCCGGCAGGCAAGGTCAAGGCTATCGCTGGCGGCCAGCGCGGGTTGATCTCTGCGCTTCACACAGGGACGTGGAACACCCACTCCTTGGATGAAGTTGCTGGGTCCACCACCATCTCGCCCAAGAACATGCTTCTGGTTTGGAACGGCGACACCGGTGACGAGATCACGTCTGATGGCCAGCGCGTGTATGCCCTGCTTCAGCATGAGTCGGGCGCCACAGATGGGACGGCGTTCACGGACGTCACCCCAGAGCGTTGCCAGGTCAGCTTCGTGCGCGTCAACGCGACTTATGACGACCTGGAAGCCTGCCCTGTCGCTGACATCGCCACCACGAAGGTCAACATGTCGTGGGTTGAGCGTGAAGACCTCGATGCATGGACTGAGCAGGACTTCCTGCAGGATCAGACCCGCATCGACCTTGGAGCGGCCGGCCAGAACGTGACGCTGGACAACGCCATCGACAACCAGGGTGTGACCCCTGCGACGCAAACAACGAACACCGAGTGGCGCATCAACGATGATGCCAGCCTCACTTTCGAGGACAGCACCGGCGGCAAGACCCTGTTGGGCATCAGCCCAGCGGCGGCCGGTGACACCATCGAGATGAATCTGGATGACCTGGACATCAACACGGTCAATGCGGCTGACTTCAGCCAGGGCGTGAAGGTGGACACGGCAGGCACCACGATCAACGTGGGCGTCACTTCCGGCCAGATTGACGCGGGCGCGGCGGCTCTCAAGGTTGCGAGCACAGGCGCTGCGGTCACCATCGATGGCGTTGGTGTGGCGATTGTTACCAACGCTGGCGACTTGGCCGTGAACACCAATGACCTGTTCGTGGACAGCTCTGAGAATCGAATCGGTTTTCAGACGGCGACACCGCTTGCTCCTCTGCACATGGATGCTCTGACGACCAATGCTGAAGCGATTCGGCTGGACGACAACACCGGAGCGCCAGGCATCTTTGTGGTTGACGCTGATCCCAACGGCTCCATCACTGGCGCCAAGGGCTCGATTGCCTTGGACTACACCAACGGCAAGCTCCACGTCAACACTGATGGCTCCACGGCCTGGGATGATCTCAGCACCGGAGCCATCGAAAGCCTGGACATCGTTGCTCAGGCGGCCCAGGGCACTGACGTTGGGACCACGACTGGATCACTCACCGGCGACGTTGACTTCAGAGGTGCGGTCAACCAGATCAACATCGAGCGTGAAAGCGCCACGCTGGCGACCATCGGTTTGGCTGAGGCCATCGAAGTCGAGACCATCGGAAGCAGGAACAACGTTTCCAATATCATCGACCTCGACACCGCAACCAACGGCATGCAGTTGGCCTCTGACGCTGAGGTGGACATCAACGCCACGGCGGGCGTGACGGTGGATGGCACGACCATCGCCATCACCGGGACGGATACCTCATCCTTCACGATGAACGCCAATGACGCTGGCGCCAAGACCTTGACCATCGAAGCGAACAATGCTGGGGCCGGCGCTGCCGACATCCTTCTGAGCGCCGATGATGATGTCAAGTTCACGACCACCGAAGACACGGCGCTGCCTCTCACGGACAGCACCAGCGGCTCGATTGCTGCCATGTTCGGCGGCGGGCTCACATCAGTGGGCGCGGCCATCTTGAAAGCCGGCGGCTTGGCCGACATGGGCATCAAGGTATTCACCGCAGGGGCCAACTATGCTCAGGACGTGAACGTGCCGGGCGCGGTTCAGAGCATTGCGGACTATCCCATCGACATGAACACACCATCGACGGTTGAGCAGCTCATCTTCCTGAACGGTGAACTTCTTGTCGGCGGCAATGGGTCGACAAACAACGATGTGTATGTGGGAGACACCGCAGCAAGTGGTGATGTGAAGTTTGACTTCCCCAAGGGGATCAAAACGGGCGACATCATCATCAGTGTGACCATCCCACGCAACTAAGTAACAACTGATGCCCCGGCCAGGCACACCACCTGGCCGGGCGTATCTTAACCATGAAGGAAGGGTAAGAATGGACATGGAAATGCACGACTCGAAAATGGCCCACAAAGTGCAGGCCTACACAGAGGTGCAGTTGGACGCTCAGAAGCAACTGGATGAATTGCAGGCGCAGCTCAACATGAAGCGCGGCATTTCGGCAGGCTTCAAAGCATCGGCTGAGCACGTCATCTCGCAGATGAGGAAGTTCCAAGGCGTGATTGACGAGGGTGAAGTTGACTTGGATGTCGGGAAGGTCGTGATCAAGGAGCTGAACCAATGCGGCCAAGCCCTGGCCCAGATGGGGCGCAATCACGAGCTGGACGTTGCTCGGATGGACGGCCAGGCCAAGACGTTCGAGGCACAGATCAAATCAGCACAGATCATGATCAACAAGGAGAAGGCAAAAGCTGATCGAGATGAGTCACGCGAGGACAAGCGAGATGCCCGCAGAGAGCGCAGAGGCAACGGAGCTGGCGAGGATACACCGGCTGCTGTCGCCACAGCAGAGGGCACAAGCGAGCGTGGCGTAACACCCATCTCAGCAGCCAAGCCGGCGGCGAAAAAGAAAGCCGCACAGAAAAAGGCGGCTCGCACAAAGTCGTGAGAGGATGTTAGATGTCAGTAACCCCAGACCGCAGACCAGGAGCACTCCAAGAGAGTGAAATCAATTGGGAGCTTGAAACAAGTGATCCAGTTGCTCCTGGTGATATGCGGTATGTGGATCAGGGAGGTGGCCAAGGCTCATTTCGGTTCCACGACAAAGACGGCATCTATGATCCAAGGTTGGGCGGCGGGCTCTTGGGCCGTACAATTTTCAAAGTTGACGGCGGCATGATCTACAATAACGATGGTGATGTCGTGATCAAGGTGAACGAATGACCACCGGACTACACAAAGACCTGGACAGCACTGAAATCCATACCATTGCCGCGTGGGTTTATGCCGATGATACTGCCCGGCTTGCTGCTACAGGTTTCACCGCATCAGACTTGTACAAGGTGGCTTGGCAACAAGATTCACAGACGCTATTTGTGCTCAGCTCGTATAGCCCAATCACTTGGATAGAGTTGGCGGCCGGTTCAGGGACGTTGCTCAACAAGGTTGAGTTGCAGGTGCGCAATGAAACTGGCTCAGCATTGCTGAAGTGCAAGTGCGTCTATGCCACCGGGTGGAACGATTCTGAACAATGTGTCACAGTTGCCCTTGCGGATAAGGCAGACCCTGATAAGCGTCCTGCCATCGGTGTGGTCAACGCTGAGATTGCTAACAACGCCAATGGCACTGTTCTGGCAGTTGGTCGTTTGACTGGCGTTGATACCAGCGCGTGGTCAATCACGGATCAGTTGGTGCTTGGCACCGCAGGCGCATTATCCAGGCCACCTCCTGACGTTGATCCATTTACGGGCGAGATTCAAAACATAGGCGTTGTTGCTCGTGTGCACGCCAGCGATGGCCACATCGTCATCTTGACGGATGGTCTACAGACTACCAGCGCTGACGAGGTGTTCGCCCTGGCCGGCACATCAGGCACACCCAGCAAGACCAACAAATATGTCACTGATGCGGACTCCCGCAACACCAACGCCAGGACTCCCACGTCACACGCTTCATCACACAAAAGCGGCGGCGGCGATGCGGTCAAGCTGGATGAACTAGCAGCGCCCACAGACATCACGACTCTGGACGCTGACACGTCCAAACACGGGCTGCTGCCAAAGTTGGGCGGCGGTTCAACCAACTTCTTGCGCGCAGATGGAACGTGGAACGTGCCGCCAGGCACACCTCAAGTGTTCGGTAGCAATGCCCAAGAGGGCTCATCTGACGCTGAGTCATCCACGACCAGTGGAACATTCCAACAGAAGTTGCGCATCACCACTGGTTCACTTCCGTCTGGGAAGTATCGCATTGGGTGGTCCTATGAGTGGCACAAGAGCGGCTTGACAGACTTCGTATCCCAGGTGCAGGTGAACGACACCACGACCATCATGAGCGGATACGAGGAAGCTCCAGATGCGGGCAGTGATCAGTGGTTCCCACGCAGCGGTTTTTACTACTACACAGGCAGCGGCGTGCTCAACATTGATCTTGATTATCACGACGGTGGTGCTGACACAGCCTACATCCGTCGTGCACGCCTTGAAATCTGGAGGGTCAGCTGATGAGCGCGACATTGAATTATTCCATCACGCATGATTTCTCCGGAGGGCTGCAACCGTCATTGTTGCAGAAACAGGTATTGGCCAGCGCCTGTGAAGCTGTGCTTTCACACATCACCACAAATAGTGACGCTTGCTCATTGGTGTTCGAGACTGAACCATCGCCAGCAGATGTGGATGTCGTCAACGCTGTCGTGGCAGCTCACGTGGTGCTTGTTTCGGCCAGTCGCAACTTCCTTGTTGCTGAGTACAACAATCGAGGTGACATCGACAAGGAAACGTGGTATGGGACGGACAACGGCGGCGGTTCGTACTCACACCCAGTTGAAGAAACGGTCTACACATACGGCGGACCAAACAACAAGACGCTGATGTCCAAGACGATCACACAACTGTTACCTGACGGCTCGTCACTGTCACCTCCTGAGGTGTGGAATTATGTCACTGACGGAGACAAGCGAATCATGAAGAAGGTAGGTGCATAATGCCAGAGCAATCAGGGTGGCAGATACCGGCGTTGGACAGCGAAGGGCGCGCAGTGGTCACCACGGCGTCTGTCGATGATGATGGCAATCCAATCATGGCAGATTCCACGCCAAAAACTACAGATAAGAAGCGATTCACGCGCAGCAGCGCTTACACGCTGGGCACGCGCCTGTACATCGCAGGGTGTGCAGATGATCGTGCCAATGGTCTAGGCAAAGGCACACGCTTTCAATTGGCACACGCCGTGGATGGCTTGTCAGATTGGGTATCGTGGTCATTCAATGATTGGGTGGAGTTGGGCGGCGGCGGGATGTGGTATCTGAACGCAGTCTTTGGGGACTTCGTGACATTCCGTTTGGTGGCTCCTGCCACGGTGATCACGCCCACACCCGGTTCCGGCAACTGCAACGTCCACCCGTCTGGCATCCTGATTCCAGCGGCTGGCGATGGAGACTACACCGTTGATCTGGAGGCTGCTGATGCCTTTGTGCCGCTGTTACAGAGCGGCGGATATTGGAATTGGAGCTATCCTGACACCGGTTTGGGCGTCTGCGTTCCTGCTCCAGCAGGCGACGGCAACTGTCAACTGGTCCCTGCCATCGTTCCAGTCCACACATATGTCGCGGACGTTGGCATCATCGGCGACGGATACTTGAACGTCACATTCCCAGGCATCGACCCGACACGCATCCCACCGCAGTGGCAAATGCAATGCAGGATTCACAACAACGGCGGCGAGCACAACGTGCAGCTGACTTGGGAGCTTGAAGTTGGTAGAATGAATGGAGCAGTTGTGTACACATGAGTCCTGTTTTTGATTGGTGGATTCTTCCACACATGGGGTTCTTCATCTTTTTGGCATCGGCTATTCACTCCAAGTGGGAGCCTAAATGGTGGGTGCACGTCATATTGTGGCTGGCGTGTTCATTCGCTTGGGAGATTCCTGAACACTTCCTTCAGAGGGCATATCAGGACACGTGGGTGGTGATCGAGCATCCATTGAACGCTTGGCTGGTTGACCCGATGTCCAACGGGGCAGGGTGGTTGATCGGAGCTTTGGTTGCTCGTTGGTCAAAGGCTCGGAAGAAATGAGACGCCACGACGCCATGTGCCATCTGCCGTATGAAAAACGGAATGGCGTCAGTAAGCACATAGAGCACCAACACATCTCAATTTGCTTTTCCACGACGCACAAGTTCATGTCAGGCATGATCAGGTGGGCATCTGGCGGCCGGTTCATGACTCCATCGTCACCAAGTCACGCCCTGCTCGTTCATGACGATGTTTCACTCGGGCGGCGAATGGTCCTTCAGGCAGAATCTTGGGGCTTTGAACACGTGCCTTGGGACAGGTGGAAAACCAAAAACATCCTCATCGCAGAGATGGACCCGATTGGGCCAAAGTTGGAAAGCAGTCTCAAGTGGGTGTCAGGATACCTGGGCACAGAATATGACTATTGGGCTGCCGTGATGGTAGGTCTGAAGAAGTTCATCGGCCGGGCGGCCAGGGGCAAGTTCAGCGACCCGACCAAGCTGATGTGTTCAGAAGCAGTGATCAGGACGTTGGACCACGGAGGGTACCAGGCTATCAAAGGCATGGACCCAGAATCCACAAGTCCACTTGATCTGCTGAAGGCTCTGCTTCACACGCCCACAGAATTCAGAACACGCTTCATCTTGCCAGCCACCAAGGCAAGGTATGGTTGATGCCAGCATTCCCTGTCAAGATGGAGAAGCCTACAGGCTCCATCGATGGGCACAATGACACCTTCCAAACGCAACTCGATTATGAACCAGAACACTTGAGAGTGTTTTGGGACGGCGTTCTGATCAAGCGTGAATTAGATGATGGCTTCGTGGAGCTGTACAACAAGCAGTTCCGATTCAAGCAAATCCCACCGCTCGGGACCAAGCTACAAGTCTGGTACACGGCAAGATACTCACCATATCCCAGCCCCATCCTGAAAGGATATGGCATAGTATACGGCTTGAGATACGGCTGAATTTTCAGGATGTGTGCTGGTTTACCAGACGCCATCTCGAAACTGTTCCCATTTTCACACCGCATAACCTACCCCAGCAGGCTGCCTATACACATTTTATGACTTTACACTAGACTTCAGATGTTGAATGACATTAGAATCGATGTCAATTCTATTATTCTGAACGGAAAAGACAACTGAATAACACATGAGTGCGGGCCAACCAAGATTGGTGCCGGCTATCGGCACCATGGACGGCGTGAACAAAGAGTTCAAAACGCCATCCACTTATCTCCCTGGAACCACCAGGGTGTTCCACAATGGTGTGCTGTTAGACCCAACCGGCGATGATCACGACTTTGATGGCGACGGATGGACTGAAGAGTCTGATCACCTCACCTTCACGATGAACTTTGCGCCACGTGATGGCGACACGATGTTCATCTACTATGAAGATGAGACGGGCGGCGGCGCGATGTCAGGCGGCATTCCGCTGATCATCTCAGCCCAGGTCCTGATCCCTGCCATCGAGCAGGCTTTCAATGTTCGGCCGGAACTGTTCTCAGCAGGCGAGTTGGGTGACCTGCTTCCAGAGATCATACAGGTGGTCGGTCTCAAGCCAGAGATGAAGCAAGCCATGAATCTCAGGCCGAAGATGATCAGCGCGGAGGTTGACTGATGGCCGCAATTAAACTGCGAATACACGTTTCAGAACTGGCAAACGTGATGACCTTGTTCGATGAAATCAAGGTCTACCGCAGCACGGCCGGAATCAGCGGCACCTACACTGAAATCACTGGCCTGGGGACGCGCATCACGCTCGTGGCGCTTCAAACGGTGTACGAGTATGACGACATTGCCGGTGACCCAGCCTACTATTACAAGACATCCTACTTCAACAGCGTCAGTTCAGCAGAGTCCAGCCTGTCGGAAGCCATCAAGGGCGAGGGCACAGGCAACTACGTCAGCATACAGGACTTCCGAGATGAAGGAGTCACCGTTGCACAGGCGTCTGATGAGCGACTGCTGGCGCTGATCGAGATTTGGGAATCATTCGTCAACGAGCAAACTGGCCAATGGTTCTATCCCAAGGACATCACGCTGGAGTTGGACGGCAACGACACAGACATCCTGTTTCTGTCGATTCCGATCATCAGCGTCACGAGTCTGAAGCTCAATGGTGAAACAGAAGCTCTGGACGCAGCGAGCTATGTGGTGTACAACCGATTCGACCCGGATGACAGGCGCAATCCGAGAATCAAGCTCCAGCGCACGAGCACGATGGACCTCTTTGAGCGTCTGTCGGCAGGCGGCTCTCAAGCACTCCGATTCGCCAAAGGCTACCGCAACCAGATCATCGAAGGCAGCTTTGGATTCATCGAGCCGGACGGATGCGCACCGAAGCTGATCAAGTATGCTGTGACCCGTTTGGTCATAGCCAGGATTGGTCCGGAAGCCAGCGCAGGCGCTTCACCGGCGGGACCGGTTGTGGAAGAGTGGACTGATGGTCACAAGCTGAAGTATTCAGACATCCCGGCGGCGAGCGGCGGCAGCTCAATCACGGGCGACCTGGAAGTTGATCGCATCCTGAAGATGTACAGGCGTCCAATCGGTATAGCATCACCCAGAGGTTGGGGTGAGCCCGTGGTGATGTCGTAATGCAGCCAAGGTTAATCCACCCTATCCCTGTGCAAATAGCACAAATCGACAGATCAGCTACCATTTACGATGACAGAGCACGTGAGCCAATCGGCGGCGCGGCCCACGAAGTGATCATCAACTTGGTAGCACAGATCAAGTGGAAGACCATCGGCAAACCTGATCCAAACTTCTCAGGCCCAAGAGAGAAGGACAACTGCTACATGCTCTTCAGGCACACTGACCTGGCGGCGGCCGGGAAGGTCCTGAATCGTGGTGACAGGGTGCGCAAGATTGGGACTCGTGAAGTGAACATGTTCATCACGTTCTTTGAGGACATGGGACACTACACTGACCAAGGCGGCGCTACGCTGATGAAAGCCTGGGCGGGCGACCGGAATCCAGACCAGCAGGAAGGTGATCTGTAATGACTTCATCTTCCGTCAAACTAACTGGAGACTGGGATGCTTGGGAAAAGACCATCGACCCGGCGCGGCTGAAGAGGTATCTGGACTTCCACATCCGCAAGGCCACCATCGACAACTGCATGTACGTGATACGCAAGATCAAGGACAGGATCAAGGGCCGGAAGTATGAGCCCAACTCACCGCTGACGATACTGCTGAAGGGCAGCGGGATGCCATTGGTGGATCACAACGACCTCGTCAAGTTCATCTCACACCAGATGATCAACTCGTTTGAGGCTTATGTCGGCGCCAAAAAGTCGCTGAAAGGCGTCAACATCGCTGAAGTGCTTCACGAGGGTGTGGCAATCAAGGTGACACCAAAGATGCGCAGGTGGTTCGCCATCGCCATCTCAGAAGCAATCAAAAAGGGCGCTCCAGCGCCAACCAAGGAAGGTTTGGGCGGCTCGCCATCGGTGATCAACATACCAGGGCGGCCATTCATCCGGAGCGTCATTGAAAGCCCACAAGTCCAAGCCAGAGTCAGAAGGCGTTGGGAAAAGGGATTCAAGGACGCCATCTTTGGCGATACAAAGGTGGGCAAGTAGATGGAGACCACCTACAAACTCATCAAGACATTCGAGTTCACTGCTGACGAGCGGACCAAGCTCACGTTCAGCGACCCGACCAAAGTCAGACTGAATCCCAGAACGCAGTGCATCGAATTGAAAGATGAGAATGGGTGGGATGAGCCGGACGGCGTATCAGCGGCCGTGTACCCTACAGATGATGATCTGTACGTCAAGACTTGGTTGTGGAATCCCAAAGCTGTTCAAGCCTGGGTTGGATTCGATTACTGGTCAAGCTTGAAATCATGGTCTACGGGCGAGCCGGTTGGCACCTCTGTGCTCTTCAGGCTATCGGCTGACGGGACTACACAGCTGTGGTGGAGTGGCTCAGCTTGGGCAGTTCCAGCGGCCGGCGAGTGGAACACCGTGCAGGAGATTGGCGACAACATCGCCACTTTCCCTATCGCCACGAAGCGACTTCAGGTGATCATCAACCTCAAGACCACCGACCCAACGCAGACTCCAAGAGTTCGTGCTGTGGGCGTCCTGTGGGATGCTTTCATCAATTTCGAGTATGATCTGATTTTCAACTCGCTGGTGCCTCTGATTGAGACCATCCGGCCGGCCAAAGATTGGTCATTCCCATTGGTGACAGACACCGACACGATGGTCATGGGCTCCAGACAAGAATACTCTGTGGACCCGTTCGACATCCAAGGCGTTGTGGCCGTATACAATGAGGATGATGATCCTGATCACACAGTGAATCTGTATTCAGCATTCAACACGTCCACCAGGACGTTGACGCTCACTTCGGTGCAGGCGGCCGGGAAGCGGATGTGGATCAGATTCACGTACAAGTTGAGATGCGATATCATGGTTCACCAGGACTATGCTGCTGTTGATAAGATTCCAGCGGTGATTCTGGAGGACATCGATGAGCGGAACAGCGCCCAGATGCCTGGGTATGATGCCATTCGGGACCGGGCGAACAAGACTGCTCACAAGGTCCACGCTCCATATCGCATGACACTGAGAATCACGGCGCGGCTCGTCACAGGCAAGAATCGTGATATGGCTGCGCTTCATGGCGACATGATGAGGCTATTCCGGCAGACACCATTACTGAAGAGTGAAGGTCTGGATGAAGAATATAGCCTGAATTTAACAAGAGAATTTGACAATGCGATGAACCCCAACCTGTCGGACCTGAAGCAACGAAGAATGGTCTTCGATGTCATGGACGTCAATTATTGGGTTGAGGGTGATGAGGAAACAGGTTTAACTACCACTGGCCTTGTCAGCTCTGGGGACGTCAACTTCACATCAGGCAAAGCCTGACCAAAGGAGTAAGAGATGGCACAACGAAGGTATGGACCCTCACGTGGGGCCGGTGTGGTGATCATTGAGAAGGACGCTGAAAAGTCCATCCAGGAATCACCCCTTGGCGTGACAACGCACGTTGGTGTGTATGAGCGCGGCGAAGTCGGCAAGATGAATTTCTGCCCGAACAAGAAGGCATTCGCCAAAAAGATGGGCGGCCGGATCACCAACGGTTGGCTTGCCCCTGACGCGGCGCTGGACTTCTTTGACCTCGGTGAAGGTGCTGGCGAGTTCTGGCCTGTTCGAGTAACGGACGGCACTGAAGTGGACTCTGTCATGTACCTGATGAGCCGGCGACTGCCGCGCACCGCTGTCCAGAAGGTGGAAGCCAAAAACGGCGGCCGATGGGGCGGCAAGCGGGCATTCAACGTCAACGTCTGGGACACCACGGCGACTGACCTGAAGGAGACCACGCTTGACACCGGCCTGACCATGCTGAAAAACTATTGGGCCGGCGGCTACCTGAAGCTCAAGGACGTGCCCACGAAGCAATACCTGATCCTGTCCAATGACGTTGCTGGCAAGATCACCGTCGTTTCTGACGCCACGATGTTGGCCGACTACAACGATGCGAGCGGCAGCGGCAAGGAGTTCAGCTTGGAGCTGGACAATGCCGGGAAGTATCTGGCTGTCAAGATCATGGACGGCATTGAGAAGCCCACTGAAGAGTATGGCATGGAGGTATACCTGGATGGCGTTCTGGTTCTCAAAAAGGAGAATCTGTCCAGCGACCCGACCGATGGCCGATACTTTGTCAACGCGATCAATGACGACACCGGCAACGATGAAATCAAGGTCACCGACCTTTGGACAGGCGGTTGGGCAGCCGACATCCGGCCGGCCAACCATTTCGAGTCCCTGACCCAGCTCAGCGCAACTGTGGCCAAGGTTGAGATCATCCAGTCCACGACCAATTCACCGGGCGGCGGCAACGCGGTTGCTGGTGGGTTCACATATGGACAGAGCCTCAAGCAGCAGACCTTGACTCTGACTTTCAGCGATGCTACCAACTATGCCGTTGTGTCTGACAAGTTCGGCGCTTTGGGCTCTGGTATCATCGGGACCGTGTTCGCACCTTCCCACGGCGTGGACAACATCCCAGGGTTCAACGTCACTGTCGGATCATCGCCTTTGGCGGCCA